TGCCGTTTCAGGTGTCATATTTTTAAAATCGAATTTATTATACATTTTTTATACCTCGTTTTTATTTTCGTTAACTATCATAATATACACATAATACAAGACATATTTGATATATTTATTATTTTTATTACTTTGATTATTCAACCAATATTTTTTATATTTCAATTGTTCAAGCAGTAAATAAATAAGAAAATGAGAGGAAAAAAAGAAAATGAAAAAAGAAAATATCAAAGTAAATATGGAAAGAAAAGAAGAACTAATAAAAGTAGTTAACAAGTATTTATCCCACTGGAAATGGGAAGAAAATTGGCACAAACATATCACGTGTTTAGACTATGTAGAAAAGTTTGGAATTGATGCAGTAAAAGGATTTATTCAATTTTGTAAAGACCACGAAATGACCGACAAAATAACCCCAACAATTGCCCACGATATAAACGGAACGTATGACAAATATTTCTCACCAAGAACAACAAGTTACGAAAAATATAACACAGAAAAAGGAGCGTAATTATGGAACCAATAAAAGTAACAGTAGACCAATCAAAAAGCAAAAATACATACGATATGAAGGATTTAATTATTGATGCGTGTATGGATTTAGAAAAGAGAATAAAAGAAGAAGAAATCGATATTTTAGTTGATGATATTGACGATACAATCCACGAAATAGCAGATAATGCAATACCAATTTATTATTATGATATTGGACAATTTGCCGCACACAATAGTTGTTTAATGACCATTAAATCCGAAATAAACCCTGAAGGTAACGCCCACGACCAAATCCAAGCAAATATATATGAAGAAATATGTAACGGATTACACGAACATATAGCAGAAAAAGAAAAGGAGAAAAAATAATGACAATCGAAACAACAATACACGGATTTATAAAAGTTAGCGATATTGTGGACAATTATTACGTATCGAGGCTTTACATAGGATATTCAAAAAGTAGTGCTAAAAGGCTATTTTTGAGCGAAATAAAGGCAAAAGGAGAAAGAAATGAATAAACACGATATAGATAAATTAGTAAGATGGTCAGTAGATAGCGATTTAAAGAAATTTGCAGAAGATGCATATGGAGTAACAGGAACCGCTTTTGATGTTGCAAGTGAAGGAGAATATTTAAGAGATAAATTTAGACAGATGCAGACACATTTTATAATGTGGATAAGCGGATTAGATAACAAGAACAGAATGAGATTAGCAAAAAATATAACATTTAACCAAGAAAAAGGAGAATAAAATGGGAATGGACGTACACGGATTAAATCCGAAAATGAACAAAGGTAAAGAGAAATATAAAACATACTTCAAATGGGATAATATTGATTGGAGAGAAAGGAGCGGAGCAAAGAAAGAAGAGTGGGAAAAGGAACAAGATAAGTTTTATTCAGAAATGAGTAGTTATCAAGATGACAATAGAGGCACGTATTTCCGCAATAGTTGTTGGTGGTGGAGACCACTATGGGATTATTGCAGACACGTTGCTCCTGAGCTTATTTCAGACAAATTATGGGAAAGTGGACATCACAATGATGGCAGTGGATTAAACGCAGAAAAAGCAAAAATGCTTGGTGAAATATTGATGGAAAATATTGCAGATGGTAGTGCGATACAATATGAAAAAACTTACAATGCTTTGATTGAAAATGATGAACATAAATATCCATTTGATGTTGGAAATGTTGAGAACTTTGCTTTATTTTGTATTGAAAGCGGAGGATTTGAGATATGTTAATAGAGGATTATTACACGGAAGATGAGATTGCCCATATGTGTTGGTACTATGGGCAGTACTCAGACAATTTAACATACAATCAAAGAGCAATCCTGGTGGAGAAATACGAAAATATGATTGATGATAAGATTAAACAAATAGAAAAGAAAAGGAGTTAAAATGAAAAAAGTAAAACAATATAGAGTATTTCAAACAATTTCAGTTTTTGTTGAAGCAAAAAATGAGGTTGAAGCAGTACAAAAAGTTAGAGAAGATGAAAACACTTATAATGGTTGGGATAAATGGTATACTGAAGAAATAGAGCATAATGATATTATTGATTTTTATCCACCAGTGGAGGAGAAATGATAATATTAACCAAGCAAATGAAAAAAGACATAACAAAACTGAAAGGAAATAAAATGCATAAAATGAGCAAAGAATCCGCAAGTACATTAGCGAGCTTACAAAGCCGATTAAAGAAATCAAAAAAAATAAACAAGATATATGAGAAATTTCTTGATAAATTATTACTTAATTGTGAAAAACTATGTGAAAAATTAGATAAAGAGGAGGGTAAATAATGCCAAATAGAAAAGCGAAAGAAAGAAAGATGGAACGTAAACGTAAGAACCTTGAAATAAAGAGATGGAAACGACAACAGAAAAAACTAAGAAAGGATAAAAAATGAAAGAAAAGAGAAATGATAAAGGACATACAATTTTTCAATTCACAGAATTAGAAAAAAGGTTAATTGATGCAATTAATAACTTTATTTTATGGAATACAACACACTCAGACAGAGGATTAGCAGAAGAATTTATTGAGGCAGAGTTGTCTTGTGATGTTGATTACAATGAATGGTTTGAAATAAAAAAGGAGGAAGAATGAGTAAAACAAAAGACCTTATACAATTCTTTCTGGAAGAATATGGACATGATTTAGGATACACAATTCATACTCTTCCTAAAATAGAGGATATACAAGCGGTAGCAATGACAAGAACGCCAGTATGGGAGTATTTAGGATTAACAGAAAAAGAATATTATGGAGGTAGATAATGATAGAACCAATAATTGTAACATTAACAATAGTTTTAATAAGTTTTATATTAACCGAATATTTTAAACTATAAAAAGGAGAAAGTGATGGAAGAAATAATAAGAATGCTAAAAGCAATGAATGATGATGAGATGGATAGCGTTTTTGCGCGTGAAATTGCCCTTTTATGCGATGAAAATGATAAATTAAGGGCAGAGTTAAGGAAAATAAAAATAAGAGCAAAAAACAATAACAATAAAAAAGTAAAAAATAACTAACAACATGTATGTATATTTGATTATATTAATTAGAGAGTATATACATAAAATAGAGAGGATAGAAATATGGAAGATAACACGTCTTATTTAGTCAAAGGAATCGATAAAGATTTATGGGTTAAATTTAAGATTAAATGCATAAAAGGTGAGCATAAGAATATAGCAGAATGCTTTAGATGGTTTATTAAAGAGTATTCAAGAGGAAATATTTAATGCTTGGAGTAAAAAGTCCCACCGACATCGAAGGAATATACAATTCGTATCTTGATGAATTGCAAGAGAAAAACAGAAAAGAGAGGTATGAGGGTAACGAGTCTTGGTATCATGCCTCTGGAGCAGGTTCTTGTTCAAGAAAATTGTATTTTGAATCAGTCATGAAAATAAAACCTACGGGTGTTTTTGATGAAAGAACAAAGAGGTTATTACAACTTGGAAATTTGATTCACGATGATGTTCAGAAGTCTCTTACGCACACACGCGCACTTCATAGAGATAATAATAGAGATATATCTATAGATAATACACAACTTAAAAAAGAAATTAATAATAAAGAAAAAGATATTGAATTTTTAGTTGAAGGTGAAGTGAGGATTGATGAATTAAATGTCAGAGGTTTTTATGATATAGTTGCAAAACACACAGATGATGGTAAACGTGTTTTTTTGTATGATATAAAAACTTGCGGGGCCTGGTCTTGGAAATTAAAGTTCGGTAGGAAAAAGAATTTAAATCCAAGTATCCACTATGAACTACAATTAGGCACATATGGTTATGCGCTTAAACAACAATTCGGACAATTAGATGGTATGTTTCTTTATTACTACAATAAAGATGATTCTAAGATGAGATGCGTAGAAGTACCACTTACTTACATATCAAGAGCATATCTCTTTTGGAAGAATATAAACGATGAACATAAACAAGGGTTACCACAGTTCAGAGTTGGAGTTTCTCCAGTTCAAAAATGGCAATGTAATTATTGTCAATTTAAAGAACATTGTAACCCACCAACGTAAAGGAGTGAATATGAATACAAACTATGAGATAAGAAAAAAAATAATCGGTCTTAAAGACTATTTATCTATTTCTGATGTCGTTCTTACAACTGGATTTAGTGTAAGCACAATAAGAAGAGCTAAAAACGATGGTTATTTAAAATCTTATCAACCAGTTAAACCAAATGGAAAGATTCTTTTTAAAAGAGATGATTTAGAGAATTGGTTAGAAGGAAGAAGTAAGTAATAAATGAAAAATAATAACGAAAAGGAGAGTAAATATGAGTAATACAAAACAAAGCACATTCATGAAACTCTTCAAGACAGATGTAAGCGAATATACACAAAAGAAAGGTAGATTCAATTACTTGTCTTGGGCATATGCAGTACAAGAGCTTAAACGCGCTTGTCCAAATGCAAGATGGGGTGTAACGAAGGCAGAGGATGGTTCTCCATTCTTTAAAACAGATTGCGGTTATTTTGTTGATGTATGGGTAGAAGTTGATGGTGTTTCACTATCACAAATACATCCAGTACTTGATAATCGAAATCAAGCAATAGAAAAACCAAATGCTTTTCAGATTAATACAAGTCTACAAAGAGCATTGGCAAAAGCAATAGCATTGCATGGATTGGGATTATATATCTTTGCAGGTGAGGATTTGCCAGAGCCAGATGCTTTATCAGATAAGGAAGCTAAGGATTTATATAAATTAGCAGACCCTCTTGGTAAGGATATTGTAGATAATCTAAAAGTTAAAGTAAACGAAATGTCGATTCATGCACATAACTACGAAGCATGTGTAGAAAAAGTACAAAACATGATAAAAGGGAAAGGAAAATAACATGGCAGACGTAAATGATATGTTTAATGAGGTGACTAAAGAGCAGAGCTTTTATATAAAGAGTGATAATACTAAGAAGAAATTCACTCCTTTTACACAAGGTGAATACTATGGTCATATAACAGAAGTTGATTCTAAAATACTTGACGTTAAAGGAGGTCAGTATAAAGCAAGGCTATATACTTATACCGTAAAAGTTGCTCCACAAAACAATAGAGCAAACTTTATATATAAGGATATTAGTGGAAAGATGGTAACAACAGATGGTAGTCCATACGTAGGGAAGACATTCAAAGGCAAACTTTGGAGATTCTTGGAGCCTTCTAAGGAAGATACTTTTGAATCAAACGTGAGCGGCAATAAAGGCTACCTTAGATTCTGTCAGACAATAGGTGTTGCATGTCCAACAGAAACAAGAACGATTGATGGTAATGATATTGAAGTTCAAGTATTACCAACGCTATCTCCAGATAATATGATTGGGCAACCAGTTATTGCATTTGTTGATAAGGGTAGAGAATTTATTAACAAAAGAGGTGAAAAAACTTTCTTTTGGGATTGTAAGTTCTGTAAAAAGTGGGAGGATGGAAAAAAGATAGATATAAGTGACGGTAATTCGGATATACCGTTTTAACTTATAGAGGAAAACAGTGTGGGCGTACAGGCCAAGTAATGTCAATAAATAGTTTAGAAATCTGTATGCCCATGCGACTAACATAAAAAAGGAGATATAATGGGTAGAGCAATAGATATGGAAAATGATATAATTAAAATGAAAGTGCAAATAGAAAAGTTGCAGAATCAATTAAGAGGAATGGTGTCAAGAATAGATGAAATAGATGATATTATTGATGGCGTAGAGGAAGAAGTTATGGAAGAGGAATTGTCCGAAGAGGAAAAAGATAGTTTAGAAAATCCAATTATAGGAGAAGATGAAGATGAAGAAGAAGAAACCAACGATGAAGATGATGGAAAAAGTGATAAACAATCTGATAATAAACCTAGAAAATCTAGCAAAAAGACAGTATAACATAGAGCTTATTCAAGATAATTACTTTGAGTGGAAAGATGAAAAAGATGAGTTTAAAGAGTACATACAGAAAAAAGCTGAAGAGCTTTCTAAAGACAGAGATAGCAAGGGTGTATCTGACAAGTGATGGAACGCAGTTCTTTGATGAAAACCTTGCAATAATACACGAATGTTACTTAGATGAACAACGTGAAA